ACCGAACCCGCTCTAATCGATCCCATCGCTATATAGATACGCGCGCGTTCAGCGCAAGCGCGCGCCAGAGGGGCGCTCGACAGCTATACACGCGCGCCCTCATACGCCTATTTTTATACTAACGATAATCCCCCTTATAGTTAGTTAAAAGCGCATTATATACGCGCATTGGTGATACATGGCGCTATAAGGCGCTGTAAGCCATTCTGGCGGCCTATAGACCGCCTGGGCCCCTCAGTAGTGCTGTAAATGGCGATAGGGCGTCTATGGGGCGTTATAGGCGCTTGTGCGCGCTGTTCAGTAGTTTGGCGCTCCGTGCAGTGCTTATTTGGGCAGTATGGTGCACATTTGGGCAGGTGAAGCGATCGGCCCCCCCAGGGTGGAGTGGGGATGCGTATATACTCGCACCCACATTGCGCAAGCACCACATTGCGCGGATCCCGCAAGCGCCCCGAGCGCCCCCCACACGCTACAAACAAAAACGCGCGTCCCGTGCTGTAGCACGTACGCGCCATATGGCCCTTCGGTTGTCTCGACAGGAGGAGACGCAGAGAGGTCTAACCCTCCCCGCTGTATGCGTGCAGGAAGGGGTAGTCATCTCTGCGTTTATGGCCCTTTCGGAGCCCGACTATCGTCAACGCACGCAGCGAGGTGTCCACTGCGATCTGGGATCTACTGTATCTAGGCTATGACACCAGCCGCACCAGTCTTGCCGCTCATCCCGTTATGCCACGGCTGTCTCTTCGCTGGACCCTTTGGTAGAGACCCTACATCCTCGCGCGGCCAAAGTGTTTGCCCCAATGCCAACCCGCGCAAGAACTACTGCAAACGAAGGCCAAAACATCCGCTTGTGACGGATTGCCTTGACCCTCGTTTTTGCTTCGTAGTGGTTGCAAGAACTACTTCTCTATAAATATAAGCACACCCTGTAATAAAACAAGGCCCCCCCTGGGCATTTTTAAAACGTAAGTAGTTGTTATTAAATAGGTAGGGAAGAAAAAAAGTGCGGGAAAATAGCGCGTGTATTACGTAATTACCCGCACTTTCTTTAATCGTAAGATGTTGTCATGCATAAAGTTAAGGGAGTGAACCGACAGACCCCCCCCTTGTTTTATTACACCCCCCCTTATATTTATTATGTAAAGTTGATGAGCTTTTTAGAAGAAGCTCAAAATTTTTATTAACACTACACGTTATGCCCCCACAAAAACGAACAGAACTAACGGAGCAGCAGAAAAAAGCAGCGGACCTCTACGTCCTCGACACCTTTGCGCGCAAGCAAAAGACGCACAAGAGCTACATCGCGCAGAAGGTAGGCGTTAAGGAGGATACGGTAGTCAAGTGGTTTATGCGCTCTGAGCCGTTCAAAGAATATGTCAGCCAAGAGCTAGCGCGCATTAAAGACAACTTTAACGACCTGCCGATGGCCATGCGCCGCACGCGCATCCAGCGCCTCACAGACCTCTACGACACGATCGAGGATAGGCGCGTGGACCTAAAGATCAAGGTCCTGCGTGAGATCCGCGAAGAGGTGGGCGATCACAAGGTGCACGTTGAGGTGGAGCATAAGGGTAACGTGGCTGTGGCCATTCCGCCTCGCCCCGACTCTTACGAGGAGTGGTTAGAGCAAAATAAACTAGCGCAGCAGGCAGTTGATGCTGATTGGGAGGAGACCAATGGCCAGCAAGCCCTTTTGGGACAAATCGAACCCCAAGCCCAAGTCGAAGCGGTCCAAGCTAACGCCTAAACAAAAAGCTGCCGCCAAAGCGCGCGCTAAAAAAGCAGGACGCCCCTATCCCAATTTAGTGGATAACGCCGCTGTAGCGCGTAAGAAAAAGAGCAAATGAACCAAAGACCTTCTCGCATCGCAACATTGATGCGCTTGTTTTCCTATCAACCTCCTGCTGGTATGGGTGATAACCAAGAGGTGGGGCAGGCTCTAGCAGGTTTAGCTGATAAAGTGAGGCCGCAGGGAGCTAATAATATGCTGGAAGAGTTTGCAAACCTCCCAGGATATGCCTTGGCCAATACGATTGATGCGGCAGGTGTGGCGGTGCAGCCAGAGATGGTAGTCTCAGCATTAAAGCAATTGGCGTCTGACCCCACGTCAGCGATAGAAGGCGCAAAAGATTTTGCCAGTGAAGTAGCTCAACGCCCGATTGCTATAGCAGAGCAGATGAGCATAGGTGATCTTTTGGCGCCTGGTTTAGGTGCTATGCTACCTAAAGGCTCAAATAAATTATTAAAAAATTTAAGTGCGCGGTCTAAAAAGTTAATGCAGGAGCAATTAGATCGTGGTGAGGTGCTAGGTGCGCTGGAGCGTGGGCGACTGAAAGAAGAACAAAGAAAATATGCAGGTGTAAACGTTAAATTTGCTGAATTAGAAAATCAAAAAAACAGAATGTTACAAGATGCTCGGCAAATTATTAAAGATAGAAAAGAAGGTAAAATAGCAAAAGAAGAAGCGGATAATTGGATAAAAGAAAATTACACTAAATATCAAGATTTTAAAGAACAATTAAGTGCTTTAGCCACAAAAAAAGATCGATTTCGTAAAGCCTTAGAACAAGATCAAAATTTTACCAATCTAGACGATGTTGAAAAGGCGCGTCTTGACCGTGCCGTGCAACAGGGCTTTAACATTGACGCATTTCACGGTACCAAAGGCGACATTGAGTCGTTTGATCCAGGCTTGTTGGGCGCGACAACAGGTGCGCCGAGTGCGCGCCGTGGCTTTTTCTTTAGTGCCGATCCTGAGACGGCAAATTACTATGCGCGCGCAGCAGAAGGGTATAATTTGGGTAGGAGTGACCAGATTCGGGAAGCAATAAATCTTGCAGAAAAAGAAATACAAAAAGTCAACTTAGAGGCAGCAAAAATTGATATTGAAGCACGAAAAAAGGCAGGATATTACGAAAAGCTAAATGATCTTGTAAATAAAGAGCGCGCAGGTGAACTTTTAAATTTTGAACGCCAGAATAAAATGGAGGAATTGGATAGGCAAATGGCAGCAGAAATTGCCAAAAATCCAGCCTATTTAGAAGCAAAAGCTAAAGCCGATCAACTTAGCAAGGATCGAGCTAACATACCTTCCGATTATGGCATGAATATAATGCCCATCAAGCTACGCCTACAGAATCCACTGGAATACGACTTTGGCGGCCAGTCTTACCGCGAAGTGTCCTACCACGACTTGCTCAAGCAAGCGCAGGAGGCAGGCAACGATGGTGCCATATTCCGCAATACAACAGACGGCGGTGGTGTGACGGACATATACGTTGTGTTTGAGCCAGAACAAATAAGAAGTCGTTTTGCTATGTTTGATCCAGAAAAAACAGGATCTAAAGACATACTTGCTTCTGCTCCTCCTGTTTTATTCCCACTTGGCGTAGGTGCAGCAGCAGCGTCTTACAACGTAAATCAGCAGCAGTAAATGAGCATAGCGAGCCCCACGCCTGTCATATGGACACCACAGATTGGCCCCCAAGAGGAGGCCATCCGCACTGCGGGATTTGTGGACGAACTCCTATATGGCGGCGCAGCGGGGGGAGGGTAAGACGGCATGGCTCATCGGAGATTACGCAGCAGACATTGATCAAGGATCTGATTGGGTGGGCGTGCTCTTTCGCCGTTCGTATCCCGAGTTGGACGATATCATTGCTCAGACGCACGAGTTCTACCCTCAGTTAGGCGGTGAGTATAAGGTTGGCGCGCACGAGTGGCACTTTAAGACAGGCGCAATCCTACGCCTGCGCCACGCGGAAAATGAGCTTGACTTCCCACGCTACCAAGGATGGTCCTTGTCATGGGTAGGGTTTGACGAACTTACTAACTGGTCCGACCTCAAGTTTTACCAAATGATGAAGTCGCGCCTGCGCGGGCCTGCCAAACGCAAGCGCTTCCGCTGCACGGCAAACCCTGGTGGGGTAGGCCATGATGCAGTTAAGCAATATTTCATCAATGCGGGCCCACCCCGCACGCTGATACACGGCGATAACGGCGCAACGCGGATGTTTATCCCAGCGCGCGTGCAGGACAACAAGATCCTCATGCAGAATGATCCCGACTACGTGGATCGCCTGCGCGAGGTGGGTGACCCCGATTTGGTTCGGGCGTGGCTTGAGGGGGACTGGGACAGCATCGTTGGTGCCTACTTTTCCCTGTGGACTAAGGACGTGCAGGTTCCTTCGTTTGTGATACCCGAGCATTGGCCTTTGATTGGCGCGCTTGATTACGGCGAGAGTGCTCCCAGCGCGTTTCTGCTCGCCACAACAGACTACGATGGCAATGTATACGTCATCGCAGAATACTACCAGGGCAATGCCACAGCATCGCAGCACGCCTACGAGATTAACAAGCTCATAGAGACCTGCCCCTTTACGGGTGGACGTAGGCCAAGCGTTATCGTGTGTGACCCGAGCATGTTTGTGCGCAGGCGCCTATCCGAAGTGATCAATAACTCACCTGCCGACATCTTCCGACAGAACGGCCTGTATCTAACGCGCGGCGCTAACGAGCGCATAGCTGGATGGCGGGTGGTTAATGACGCATTGCTCAAGCAACGAGTATATGCCTTTGCAGGCTGGACCGACAACCTATGTCGCACCATGCCAAGCCTGCCTCGCGATCGACGCAACCCCGAAGACGTTGATACCAAGAGCGAAGATCACGCGGCAGATGCCCTGCGATACTTGATGATGTATGCGTATCGAGCTAGGGAACCTAAGAAGGCAAGCAACAAAGACCATAAGCTGGGCGCCAATGTCATCAACTCGCTCAAAAAGAAAAAACGCGGCGCACGATACGCCGCTTGAGTTTAGACCCCGAGGCCCTATGTTGGGCCAAATAGGAAAAAATGCAAGAAAAAGAGATACAAAAGTGGAAGCGCGAGCGAGAAATCGCTAAACGCTACATGGCTCCCAAGCATCGCCTATGGCGCAGGCTGCTCAAGGCGTATCGCATGGAATATGAGCATTTGGGCGTTGATGAGGTAGTGCGCATCTCGCGTTTTTACCCATTGACGCGCCAGCTTTTGGCGTCCATCTCTTTTCGTTATCCGCACATCATGGCCACGGTGGATAATCCTGTAGTGCGGGACCATGCTGAGATCATTGCATCCACTGCTAATGCAGCCAACCGCGTGATGGACGTGCGCCCCGAGGTGCAGCAGGCGCTCTTTGATGCGCTGTATTGCTACTTGGGCTGGCTAAAGTTTGACTACAATCCTGCGGGCAATGATGACATCATCGCGCCCTATGTCACGTCAGACACTATGGCCAACGACATGGTATCCGTGCGCCGCGTATCGCCATTCAATGTCTACATTGATCCGCTGACCCCTCCGCATAAGCTGCACGAGGCGCGCT